TATTAGCCAATTGGCTTCTAGCGTTGACGCTGACGTGGCCAATGCTTACAAAGGCATCGGTAACTCTGTCGGTACTCCTGGCACCACTCCCGCCACTTCTTTGGTGCTGTTGCAAGCCCAGCAGAAGCTGAACGAGAACGCTGCCGTGATGACCCCACGTTACGCTACCGTTAACCCTGCCGCTAACGCTGGTTTGGTTGAAGGCATGAAAGGTTTGTTTAACCCTACCGACACTATCAGCAAGCAGTTCAAGAACGGCATGATGGGTACTGGCGTGTTGGGCTTTGACGAAATCAACATGTCTCAGTCGATCAAGCAGTTCACCACCGGTTCGCGTACAGCCACTGGCGGTACAACTTCTGCTGCCGTAACTGCACAAGGCGCAACTACCATCGCCATTACTGGTGCTGGTAACGCTGGCGTGGTTAAGATTGGTGATGTGTTTACCGTGGCTGATTGCTACGCTGTGAACCCACAGACCCGTGAATCCACCGGTTCGTTGTTCCAATTTGTTGCTACCGCTGCAACAACTTTGGACAGCTCTGGCGCTGGTAACATCACCGTGGCCCCTATCTACACTTCTGCCAATGCTTTGGCAACTGTGGATAGTTTCCCTGGTTCTAGCAAGGCTGTTGTGTTCTATGGTGCCGCAAGCACTCAGTACGCACAGAACTTGGTCTACCACAAGGATGCCATCACCTTCGCAACAGCTGATCTCTTGCTGCCTCAGGGGGTCGATATGGCTGCTCGTGCTGTGCATAACGGCATTTCTCTCCGTGTCGTGCGCCAGTACGATATTAACAACGACCGTATGCCTTGCCGTATTGACGTTTTGTACGGCTACAGCACGATTCGTCCACAAATGGGCGTTCGTCTCTGGGGCTAAATTGATCGGGGCTTCGGCCCCTTTCTTCGTATCATCTTTGAAAGGAAATTATCATGGCTACTCTCCCTAACGGCGCAGGCGGTTACCAACTTGGTGACGGCAACCTGAACGAACTGACCATTGGCTACATAGCCGCACCTCAAACCGCTACTGCAACAGCCACTTTGACTGCTGCCCAAGTAACCGGCGAGATGTTGGTTGCCAACCCTGGTTCTGGTTCCGCAGCCACCTACACTTTGCCCACAGCCGCGTCTATTGACGCAATTGTGACCAGCGCAAAAGTGGGCAGCACCTTTGACCTGAACATTATCAACATTGGCACTTCGTCCGGCACTGTTACCTTGGCAACTGCCACTGGTATTACTGACGGCGGCAATGCTTTTGTGACTATGGCAGTTACAACCAGCGCACTTTTCCGGTTCCGCAAAACCGGTGATGCTGCGTACACTGTGTACAAAGTTGCTTAAATTTAAATAGGGACTTCGGTCCCTGTTTTTAAAGGAAACATCATGGCAAATACACAAGCAACTGGCGTTGCGTATGCTGACCCCGAATTCACAACTTGCTATGCAAGTCAAGAAATCGGTTATAGCGCAGCAGCTCAAGGTACTGTGACTCAACTGACAGACAAGTCCACAGGGGTAACTCTGAACAAATCTGCTGGCCGTATCACAATGAACAATGCAGCATTGGCAGCAGGCGCTGCTGTTTCGTTTACATTGACCAATAATTTGATCTCTGCTAACGACACAATCGTTGTGTGCGTTTCCAGTAACACTACTGGCAGCGCTGCGGGAGCTTACACCACTTACGTTTCGTATTTGGCTGCTGGTTCTGCTTTGATTACATTGCGTAACTTGACTGCGGCAACTTCATATTCTGAAGCTGTCATCATCAACTTTGCAATCATCCACGGCGCAAGCTAAATTAAATGGGGGCTAATCACCCCCATTTTTAAATATGGTCATTTATCTCAAACATCCTATTCACGGCGCTAAAGTGGCGACCATGCACTTAGAAGCAGAAGCCGATGAAGAAAACGGTTGGGTGCGCTACAATCCAGATACGCCTTCGGCTCCCGAAGAAGCGGTCAACACACTTGTTGCAAAGCGCAAATACACCCGCAAAAGTGAAACTGAAGGAGTCTGAGCATGGCCACGTATACTTGCGGCGAACAAATCAATCGGGCACTTAGGCTGCTTGGCGTGCTGGCCGAAGGTGAAACACCGTCTGCATCAGTTTCGCAAGATTCGTTGATGGCTCTAAATCAGATGATCGACTCATGGAACACTGAGCGATTGATGATTTTCAATACCATTGACCAAGTGTTTACTTGGCCAGCCGGTGAGATTCAACGTCACCTTGGCCCTAGCGGTGCAAGCATTGGCGGTTTTGATGGCATTCGGCCTATTTTGCTGGATGATGCCACATACTTCAAAGCGCCCAACGGCGTGTCGTATGGCATCAAATTCATTAACCAGCAGCAATATGATGGAATCGCCGTCAAGACAGTTACTTCCACGTATCCACAGGTCATGTGGATCAACATGGAATACCCCAACATTCAAATGACGCTATATCCTCGTCCTACACAGGATTTGGAATGGCACTTCATTAGCGTACAAGAACTGGACCAGCCTGCTGACTTGTCCACGACCATGTACTACCCACCAGGCTATCTGCGTGCGTTTACGTACAACTTGGCAATGGAAATTGCGCCTGAGTTTGGCGTTGAGCCAAGTCCACAAGTAACGCGCATTGCTATGACCAGCAAGCGCGATTTGAAGCGCATCAACAACCCTGACGATGTGATGGCAATGCCATACGCTATGGTGGCTAACCGCCAACGCTTTAATATTTACGCAGGAAATTATTGATGAAGTCGCCCATCCTCGGTTCGGCCTACGTTGCCCGGTCTGTCAATGCGGCAGACAACCGGATGATCAACATTTTCCCAGAAATTATTCCCGAGGGTGGCACAGAGCCAGCGTTTTTAAACCGTGCCCCAGGCTTGAATTTTCTCCAGACAGTGGGCACTGGCCCTATCCGTGCGCTGTGGGCGCACCAAACGAATGGCAGCGACTTCTACGTGGTGTCAGGCACTGAAGTTTACAAACTTACCGGCACAACTGCCACGCCTACCAAGTTGGGTGATGTAACGGGCACTGGTCCAGTATCTATTGCCGACAACGGCGCAGTGATCTTTTTTGCCTGCAACGGCCCTAGTTACACGTACTATGAGCCAACGGGCGAGTTTAATCAGATTACAGATGCCAATTTCCCTGGCGCTGTGACCGTGGCCTACATTGACAATTTGTTTGTGTTTAACGAGCCTAACAGCCAGCGCATTTGGAGCGTGGATACGGTCAATCCAGCCAACGGTGACTACATCTACCCTCTGGTATTCAATGCTCTTGATTTTGCGTCTGCTGACGGCTCTCCTGACGGCGTGGTGGCCATTAACGTGGACCACCGCCAGATGTGGGTGTTTGGCACTGACTCAACCGAAGTTTGGTACAACGCTGGCTTGGCTAACTTTCCGCTGACCAACATCCAAGGCGCGTTTAACGAGATTGGCTGCGTGGCACCTTTTTCTGTGGCCAAGTTGGATAACACCTTGTTCTGGTTGGGCACAGACGCTCGCGGCCAAGGAATTGTTTATCGAGCGCAAGGTTATGCCGCAGCACGTGTGTCAACGCACGCTATTGAGTATGCAATTGCCCAATATGGCAACATTTCAGATGCCTTGGCTTATACATACCAAGAAGAAGGACACAGCTTTTATGTGCTGACCTTTCCATCAGCTAACGCCACTTGGGTCTACGACGTGGCCACACAAGCCTGGCATGAGCGTGCGGGTTGGTTGAACGGATCATTTACCCGTCACCGCAGCAACTGCCAATGTAACTTTGGTGGCAACATTATTGTTGGTGACTTTGAAAACGGCAACATTTACACATTGGACCTTGGCGTCTATGCTGACAATGGTCAACCTCAAAAGTGGCTGCGCTCATGGCGTGCATTGCCTACTGGCCAGAACAATCTCAAGCGCACTGCACAACACACGTTGCAGCTTGAATGCGAGTCCGGCACGGGCCTAAATGATGGTCAAGGTAGTGACCCCGCCGTCATGTTGCGTTGGTCCGATGACGGGGGTCATACGTGGTCCAATGAGCATTGGTCTTACATGGGCAAGATAGGTCAATACTACAAGCGTGTATTTTGGCGGCGTCTTGGCATGACGCTCAAATTGCGCGACCGTGTATATGAAATCTCGGGCACCGACCCTATCAAAATTGACATTACCGGTGCTGAGTTGATAATTTCAGGCACG